CTAATTATAAACACATTAGTGTCCGAAGTCAAGTCATTTAGTATCTTCATAAACTCATCAGTGCCAGATGAGTCAAGCGATGAATCAAATACTTCATCCATAATTAACAAATTAGTAGATGCGCTATTGCGTATCTTAGCTACCGCTCTCCATGTAAAGAGTAGTGCTAGATCTATACGCATCTTTTCACCTTCTGAGAATGATTCGTAAGAGAATTCATCTCTAAATCTAGATTTAATAGACTCGTTAAAGTTTTCATCCAGTTCAAACTGAACAAAGAAGTCCATTGCAGCAAGATATTTATTAATTAACTTATTCATGATAGGAATATATTGTCGAATAATCCTCGTTTTTATTCCTGTGTCTTTGAGGATGAAAGATATAATACCAAAGTTATTCTTATCATTTACTAAGTTAATTTTCTTTAAAGTTAAAGTCTCTTTATCTTTCTCAAACGTATCTAGTTGCTGAGTCTCTTTAGTTTCTTTTGTACTAGCTTCCAGTAATATTTTATTTTCATTAGCTAGCTGTTGATTGCTTGTGTTAAGAGTGTTAATCTGCCATTGCTTTTCTGACACTAATGACTGCAGTCTTTGGATCTCCAATTGATTAGTATTGATTTCTTCGATTTGCTCTTCTACTTTCTTTTTTTCTTCGATTAATTTCTCTAATCCATCTTTGGCTTCTTGTATCTTGTTCTCTCTGCTAGCTATAGTTGCACATTTAAATTCATCGTTAATATCCTGCTTGCAGGTCGGGCAGTTATTATGGCTCTCGAAAAAATTAATTTCTGATTTATAATCATTAAGCTTACTATTAATTTGTACACTTAATGTTTTATATTTCTCAAATTTACTCTTTAGTTTATTAAGTGCATTAACTGTCTTTGTTAACTCATTGATTTGCAATGAGAAACTATCAGCATTATTCTGAAGATTAACTATCTCTGCGTTATTATTAATAATCTTTATATTATTATCGTCTATCTTCTTTTTATTATTTGCCTGTAATACTTCAATATGCTGCCTAATTAAAGTTATCTTTTCATTTATAAGCTTTAAATTATAATCACAGTCTTTTAATTCAGTCTCATTTTCAGTAATCTTCTCTTTGAGAAGATTGTTCATAATAGAAAATATTTGAAGGTCTAGAAGATCCTCGATAACCTCTCTTCTAGTAGTAGCAGGCAGCTGCATGAAAGGTACAAAGGTAGATGACCCAAGAACTACGATTTGTGAAAATGATTTATGGTTTAATTTTAATATTTGCTTTTCTAAATACTCTTGATAGTCTCTTGAGTCAGCGTCTTGGTTAATTAGTGTGCCGTTTTGCCAAATCTCAAACAGATTCGGTTTCATTCCTCTTTTAATAACGTATATACTGTTATTGATGTGGAAGCATACTTCTACTCTCAAATCTTTTTTATTAATAGAGTTAATAAGCTGAGGTTTGTTGATCCTACGAAAAGGCTTACCGTATAATACAAACGAGAGTGCATCCAGGAACGTTGACTTACCGGCACCATTATCGCCCACAACTAGCGATGCCTGGTGCGTATCTAGTTTTAATTCGGTAAAAGAGTTACCAGTGGACAAGAAGTTTTTCCACTTAAGAGACTTAAATATAATCATTAGTCAAGAATGAAATGTTTTGCTCGCCATCCAATGCTATGTAAAATGGTAGAGTCTGCACAGGTGTGCTCTCTTTCACCGCTCACCTCTTTAGTTGGTAGTCCGTTGCCTGGCCATACTTTATTAGCTACATCCAATACTGAAACAGGGCGGCTATTACCAACATCAATAGCACTAATTTTTCGTTTACTATTATAAGCTAGATCGAAAAAATTATCAAGGCATATGTCTATAGCACTTACAACGTCTTCTACGTGTGTGTAATCTCTAGTGTGATTGGTTAGATATAGCAGAGTAGGATCCCTTTTTACAAGTCTGTCGTATAGCATATCTGGTCTAGAGTCATCTCCATAAACTGTGTGAAATCTTAATCCGATGCTATTAAACGGAGCAATAGTCTCCATAACATACTTAGTAGTAGCGTAAGGAGATAGCCACCATTCGTAAATAGAAGAAGATGAAGCGTAGACTATCGGAATTGAAGCTGCTCTTCTAAATACTTCCTTGGATCCATTGACATTTACATCCCAATACTCGTTTGGGATCTCATGGGAACGTCTTACACCGGCCAGAGCAGCTAAATGAACCACACAATCATAATCAAAGAAAGATAACTCACCTTGATCCATAAACCTAATATCGCCGGTGTAAGACGTTATTTCATACTTATGGTTAAAATGCTTAATAAAATTGCGACCAATAAACCCTTCGCCGCCAGTTAAAAATAGTTTTTTCATTCTAAACTCAAAGCCTCGGCATACAGCTCACGCATAATATTAGAAACTGCATTTTTGTCGCCAACAGTTTCAAGTTGTTGAATGTAATTATTTAATATAGTAAGAGTGTCCTGAGCTTCCTCGATAATCTCTTTATCATTATCTAAGTTAAGGTTTAAATGATCTTCTACTACCTGCACGTGCAAGGGCTCGGCCTTCTCTAGCTTTTCAATAAACATATCAAACCAATATGGGTTTGTTTTGTTTTTAATAATTACCTTTATGATTTTATCTTTGTACATCGACATATCTAGATTAATAACATCAGTAACGTTCATTTCTACATCGTTATAATGTATCTTATAGAACATATTAAACGGGTTAGATATAAATGTAAGTTCTCTAGTTTCTGTATCAAAGATATGAAACCCTTTCTGGTCATCATAATCAGACCAGGTCATTTCGTAAGGACATCCTAGGTAGTTAATATTACCTGTAGTCGATTTGGTGTGATAGTGACCTGTGCACACAATATCAAACTTTTTAAGCCAGCCATCGTCCATACCGTGAAGTATAGACTGCCCTCTATACATTTGATAGCCTGATAACTCGAGATGTCCAAAAGCAACCTGAGCTGTTGTTTCTTCGCTTAATTTAAAAGCATGCTCTTGGTTGTCGGCACATATCCACGGCAACATTAAAATATCCAACCCATCGAAATTAAGTACTGTAGGATCTCTAATAGGTATAACGTTCTTATAGTGACCAGCCAGCAAATCAATGCTATTTACTTCTAGAGTATTTTTATAAAATGCATCATGGTTACCAACCATTACATATAAGTCGATGTTGCGTTCGGCAAGAGGGGTGAAAAACATTTTCTTTGATCGATCCAAAGAGACGAAATTAATGTATTTACGTCTGTCAAAGGTATCTCCAAGATCGATTACGCAAGTTATATTATGTTGATCTAGGTATGGAAAAAACACATCCCTAAAGAACTTCTCTTGAAAATCGGCTATTTTCTTATTATCATTACGTGCGCCGAAATGTATGTCAGTAACAAGCGCTATCTTCATTCTTCTTCCACGCGGGTATAAAATTTCTCTAACCCATTTTCACTTCTTCGTTTTATTCGTTTTTGTTTTCTAAGTTCAACTTTATTTTCAAAAACTGCAACGAAATCCTTCATGTAGTCTGAATCAATATTAGCTGTTACTATGACTTCCTCATCGTCATTTATATCAGCTAGTTCGTTTAAGATCATACTATTTTCTAACGTTTTATGCTTAACATAGAGTTGTCTTTTTTCTCTATCAATTCGTCTTAAGAACGCATAATATATTATTTGCGTAAAATAGGCAAAAGGATTATTTGATTTATCTGGATCAAAGTTGTTCAGGTAGTTAATACAGTTTTCTATGCCGTCACCCACCATCTCGTCCCTAAACATATAGTTAGCAAAATTAGGCTTATACGATAGCCTATTTGCAATTTGCAATAAACACTCACCGACGTATCTAGGGATTGGCGGGGGAGGTTTTTTATCTTTTTTAGCTTTAAGTCTTTGCTTCTTATATTCTACTAATGTAGCATAAAGCTGTTTATTATCTACGTAATGTTTTGTCATTAATGAACTACTGTATTTGCTAGAGCTTTTGCTAATAATGATACTTGTTGCTCTAGTTCACTTTGTACTTTCTCTTCTACCGGTGTCGGTCGATCTCTTGTACTGAACCATGATTTAACATACTTATTATATTGACTTTCTAAGTGAGAATCAAGATCAATATTGATACTTATTATTAATGATTTTTGTACTTTAGTTAATATAGGAGACTCTAGACTAAATGGACACATCATGCCTCTAAAATAATATTTTTGTTCTATGTGGTTGGTTTCTACACAACCTAAAAGCACGGCATTTGTAATAGTAATAAAGCCGTCACTACCCTCTAAGTCATCACATAAGCCTACCATCATACACCCATCAGTAGTTCTAAAAAAACTAAATGTTGAGCTGGACTTGATAGATTTTGTAGTTAAACTTTTCGTCATTATAGTATTTTACTCTTTCTGCAAAATGTTGCAGTGTATAATTTTTATGTGATTTCCAACTTAAATCATCAGCAATATCGTAAAGGGTTGCTGTACTCTTTTTATTACCTTTTCTTAGACCGCGACCTATGGACTGTAGTACCCTAATTCTAGATTTACTAGGGCTAATAAACACTACATTATCTAAATTAATAATATTTATACCTGTGCTAAAAGTACCATAGCTGGCTACTATTACATCATTACTTGCTGTTTCAACTAGCTTACGAATATCTTCTCTATCTTCACCACTTACCTCACCACTTACGTAATGTACTGTTTTTGTTCCGGCTTGTTCTAAATCATTATATAATACTTTTCCGTGTTTTTCTACATATTGGAATAAAGCTAGTGTATTTCCTTTGAGGGATAATATAAGGTTTTTAATAAAATTATTTCTAGATTTATTTGTAACTATATAATCTAACTCATCTCTAAAGTTATCTTTCTTATGCTGCTGCCTTGTATCATCAGGGTAGCCTAATACTATACATTTAATATTAAGATCGGCTAGCGTGCCTTTATCAATTAATTCTGCTGTTGTAGTTACTTTCTTTACTGCGCCAAAAAGTCCTTCTAATACTAGCTTATGTGTTTGAGTGCCGTCTAGAGTACCTGTAAAACCGTATCTATATTGACAGGACTCTAATTTAGTCATTATGGAAGTAAGTGACTTAGATTTAAAGTTATGTGCTTCATCACCCATTATAGCTCCGAATTGATTAAACCAGGGCTTAGGCATTTTATAAATTGACTGCCAGGTGGTCACAACAATGTCTTCTTTAATTGTGTTTCTCCAAGTTTTTTCTTCTATACCTGTCACTACCCTGACCGGGCTTGTATACCCATATCCTTCGAAGTCAGTCTGCATTTGATAGACTAGCGATGTAGTAGGAACAACAATTAATATTTTTTTATTTTTCTTTATGAGATATTGGGCTAGTAAGTATATAATTAACGACTTACCTGAAGCGGTAGGTGATAGTAAGAGACTTCTCTTTGTTCTTATGGCGTGAGCTACAGCCTGAATTTGATAATCACGTGCTTCTAGTTTATTTTTTAATATGTGTTTTGCAAACTCTTCGACTTCAACCACAGAGCATTCAGTGTCATAAAGTTCTGTGTCTACTTCTACTTCGTATCCTCTTTCAAAAGCAAATTGTCTAATATAAGGTAGTAGGCCGCTGTAGATGAGCTGAGTGGCGATATTAAATAATCTTATCTTGCCATCCCAAAACTTGTTGCGTACCTGAGGCATAAATTTGGCGCCAGGTACAGTAAACGTAAAGTATTCTTGAAGCTCGTATCTTATACCTGCTTCGCAATATACCTTGACGTATACTTCATTATGCTTTTCTACTACAAGCTTTTCCAATCAAGCGCCCATTTTAAATTTTTCCCAGTCAATTGCAGCTCTAATATTATAACCTCTAGACTGCAATGACCGTATAATATTATCTAGCAGATCAACTTTTTCTTTCTGATAAGCTATCTTAAGATTCAAATCAATTATATCTTTATCAGCGTCGACGTACTGTGGTATGTCTTGTCTTAAAATTTTTAATTGACAAGGATCCCATCCTCGCTCTTTTAACTCTTCATAATCCAAACTGCCGCTAAAATATTCTGTTTTTACTTTAGACAGTACCTTATGCTCCTGTTCTAGCTTACGGAGAAGTAGTCTTTCTGTACTAAAGATGGTATAATACTTAGAGTGTAAGGACGGTATTTTAAGCGCTTCTTCACCAAGCTCCGTACGATCTAGCTCACTATCTTTTCGCCACAAGTCTAAAATTTGATCTAACTGCATTATTACTCCATTACATTTTGCGCAATCACTACAGCGCTAATTACTATCCATAATGTATTAAACGCTACTAAAGTTGGTAAGAGTTTTTTATTACTTGCCCATATTAATAACATACTAGTTATTAAAGCAAAAATATAAAACCACCATATCTGCATGTCGAATAATAACCCTGGTATAATAATAATAGCTTTTGCTGTCCAGCTCAGTGCTTCTATAACATTATAGTCAGTCCAGTATTTTTTATCCAGCCATAGCCTATAACAGGATATAATATCTTTAAATCCTGTGATATAGTATACAAATAAGGTACAAGCGATTGATAGAAAGGCAGCAAAGATAATATTAGTATATGTCATTGTCACACAATCATTATATACAAGTTATATGTAGAAGTCAACTAATTGTGGTAATATCGAACCTTTCGTAAGCAAAAGATACAGTGGTCTCTAGATAATCAACATCTGATTGTCTAGTGTCAAATGTTAAATCAGTTAAAGTAGTAGGAAACATATTATAAAAAGTTACCTGTTTATTAGATCTAGCATTACTGTTCATTATTATTAAAATGCCGTCGCTCATAATACCGTCTGTAGATCTAGGATTAAATCTTCTATCAACATCATGAAGAGCTTTGTATTGATTAAAATCTTTAGGAAACCCTAAAGCGGTAATCCAATTAAAAATTTCTAAATAATTTTTCATATCTTCATCAACTCTGAAAGATATTAAAAGTTCACCAAAATCAATATGATCACCAGGCATTGGAAGTTTCACAAAAGGTGATGGACTCATTACAGGTGAAATGCTAATAGTGGGCAGTGTTACCCCTTGTATAAAGAAGTTAACATTTGGTAATTTACTAATCTTGAAAGAAAACTTCAGTGGAGATAAGAAATTAAGATTAGTAGGGGTATCGGCTATAGCACTCATAATAATATTTAGGCAAAAAAAAGGGGGCCAGAACGGCCCCCTTCTAAACGCATAGTGGCGTTTATTACATGATGTTGGTGACCATGACTCTGCGGTAGTAAACGTTTGAGTCTTTTGTAAGGGCACCGGCGCCGTAAGAAGCACCTTCAGCAAACGGATTGGCGACAACGCCGTAGCGTGTCTTGAAGCCAATCTTTGGCTGGAATGTGCTCTCACCAACTGCACGAACCATCTGTAATGGAACGTATGGGCAGTAGAATAAGCCAGCATCAAATGCACTTGAACCCTTATAGCCTAAGGTGTAATAATTACCTGTGGTATATGGGTCGATGTACACTCTATAACGGCCATTGAGAACGCCGGCAAATGTATTGCCTGTGTCATCAACCTGTAGAGCGTTGCTATTTAGAGCAGGTGTGTAATCGAGAACACCGGCCATCTGAAGTGCTGAGGCAACGTCAGATGAGCAGATGAGGATGTTGCCTTTGCCGCGACGTGTGTCTTTGGCAATTGCGTTTGCATCGCGCTCGATCTGGAACAACAAGCCCTTGAACTTCTCAACTGACCAACGGCCGTTTGAGTCTGTGTCAAGGTTGAATGTACCAGCTGATGTAACATCTGTCTGAGCGCCCTGCTTAGCAATCAAGTTGATTGTACGAACAATCTCACGATTGATTTCAGCAAGGATTTCAGATGAAAGGATGTTTGAAAGTTCTGTTTCAGCATCGAGACCATGGATTGCCTTAAGGTCCTGGGCAAGTTCCATTGTGTATTCGGCCTTGAGGGCGCGAGACTGAGCTGTGACAGAAACCTTCTCGATTGAGAAAGCCATTTCAGCAAATGCAGCATTTGAGGCATTACCGAGTGCTTCTGCCTGTGATGTGGACATACCACCGGCAAAGTTGTAAGCACCGTTAGCGGCGCCGTTAGCAGCAACTGGGGCTGTACCGACGTGCTTGAGGCCTAATGTATTTGCGCCAGAAACTACTGTTGAGAAAGCTGTGTTGGCTTCGTTGTAGAAAGCTTCTGTGGCTGAGTTGGCCTGTGTGCCATACTTGCTTCTCATTGCGAAGATAAGACCGGTGGGGCCAGACATTGGCTGAACACCGCACATATCATAAGCAACGAGGTTTGGCATTGCACGACGAACTAGTGAAATAAGAACTGGATCGTAGTTGCTAATGCCATCGCCGAAACCGGCTGTACCTGTGGCGTTAACTGGTGTGTGTGTACCAGCTTCGCCAAGTAGGCTTTGTGTAGAGTATGCACTGCCTTCGCGAAGGGCGACTTCAGTGTTCTCTAAGAGTTGTGCTGTAACGGCTCGACGATGAGCGTCTGCAATCTTTGGAAGACTACCGTGCTCAAGAATCGGCTGCCATTTCTGCACTAACGAGGAATTAAGGTTCATATTTGCTCTCCTTTTAGTACCTTATAAATTATTTATCTTTTGACAGTCCGTGAAATAGCGCTAGCATATCGTTCCATCAAAGGATCTAATGCAGCCTTTTCTTCTGCTTCATCGAGTGGCTCTTCGTCAACCTTCTGCTCAGTTACGACGCTCTTAGAAGCAAAATATGTTTCCTTGATGATGTCTAATTTCTTAGCAAAATCTTCAAGTGTTTCATATTCGATACCTTCAGCCATTGACTGAAGTTTGTCCTGTTGAGTAACTGTTAGTGATTCGCTGGCGTCAGCAATCATCTGTGTTCTCTTAAGGGCGTTAATTTCTTTTGTAAGTTCAAGCTTTTCATTTACTGCGGCATTGAGCTGCTCTTCTAATTCAGAAGACTTAGCATTTGCTGCAGCAACTAAATCAAGCTTTTCGTCATCAACGGCAATGTTATGCTCTTCAAAAAGACCCTTAAGGCCTTTAAGTAAGCTCTCTGCCATTTCAACTTTGATAGCTGATTCAATAGCTACTTCATTCTGCTTGACCCACTCTTCTGCAGCATATGTGACGTAGGTGTCAACTTTGCTTGTGAGTGACTGCTCAAGCTCTTCTGTAGCAGCGGCAAGCTTAGCTTCGTAATCTTCTTTAATCTTAGCAACTTCTTCAGCAACTTTAGCTGATACAGCAGCAGTAAAGACAGTCTCGGCTTTTTCCTTGAATTCTGCGGAAAGCTCTTCGCTACCAAAGATCTCTTCGATCTCTTCTTTCATACCTTTAGTATCGAGTTTAGGCATAGCCTTATCACCCTGATCTTTATCAGCTTTACGCTTATTGCTCTTGGTGGCAACAGGGCCTGGGACCTCTGCATTTACACCGAAGCTAGCTTTAAATTCGTCTAGCTGTTCGTTTTTATCTGTCATTGTAAGACTCCTGTGAAATCTACTTTCCTATGGATATTTATATATTTTTTATTTTAGCGAAGATAAAAATCTTTTAAAGAATTCTACTTTACGTTCCTGTAACTCTTTATTTGATTTAATACCAACTTCTTTAGTTTGTTCAACTACTTGTTTGGCAACCCAGCTATTTCTAGATGCGTCGAATATCCACTCTAAATCTTCCATTACACCTCTAACATAAGCTTCGGGAGCAGATGGATCAGCAACAATATCGGCAGCTGTAGCTAAAGTAAAATCGCTTTGTACTTCCATTATACCTTGTTTATTAGGCTTTAAAGTTCCTAAACCTCTTGAAGAAGCTCCAAGTTGAGCGCCCTCTTTCATTAAATTCTTAACTATATTACCATACGGTGTATCCATAATTTTGGCACGGCCAATATAATTATTCCCTTCTTTCTTTAAAGACGTAATTAAATGTGACACTCTTTCTAAATTAATTGTAGGTCCAGCCGGGTGACCAAGCTCACCGTATGCACGTTTCTTTTCAACGTTTTCTTTCATATAGCGTTCTACTTCTTTTTCTAGAACACTTACTGGGTATATTCTACCATTACGGTTTTCAATATTACCTTGCATGAATACGCCTTCTATGAAGTACTGCTTTTCTTCACCTTCTTTTCCTTCGGTGATTAATTTTACTTCTTCTGTAATTTCTGTCATTAACTTCATAGTAGCTTTTCCTTATAGATATGCAACTGATACTGCTTTTACTGTACCACCAGTAGCAGCTAATGTGTCGGTAGGTCTTTTTGCAACGTAAACAACAGATTCATCTGTACCAATATAACCTAAAGTAAATGTGGCAATAGTAGCAGCATTAGCATCCGCTACTGTAATAGTAGAGACTGTTGATGTGTTTGAATTAAGACATCTTACTAAAGTACCATTACTTACTGTGTTAGCAGCTGTAAGAGCTATTTCAGTAGAAAGAAATTTAGTAGGATTGGCCACTTACTCTTCCCTCATGCTAATTGCAAAGTCAACCATACGTAAAAAAGACTCTTCGTCTCTCTGTAAAGAATCTACAAATGTCTTTTTATTTTCTGGTCTTAAATCTTCTAACACACTTACAATTGACTCTGCAGTTTCTGGATCTACTTCTATTTCGGTGCCGTCGTTTAATTTAACAAACTGTTCTTTTTTTGTAAGAGAAATATTTGTTATATCTTCTACAACGCTTTCGTTAAATGTTTCATCGTCTTCGGAGAGAATGTTAGCAATTTCTTCAACAGCTGATTGATACTCATGTTCCTCGTACATATCTTCTTGATCTTGGGTAGAAGTATCAGCTGCTCTTGACTTATCTTTTTTAGCCTTACGAGCGTTTAAAACAACATCAGTATCTTTTGCAGGGTACTCTGTATCCTGCACTTCATGCTTATCTTTAAAACGCTTTTCGTCACCAGCCTTTGGCTGGGCAACTTCGCCTAGAATGTCTTTTAAAAACTTAGCCATTTATTCTTCCTCTGACTCTTCATCGTGTATTTCTTCTAGATCAGTATCGTCTAAAAGATCATCTTCAGATTCATCTTCGTCTGATAAAACAGAATCTAATTCTTCATCACTAATATCATCTAAATTAAGTTCGTCTTCTTGCTGAGGTGATACTTGTGCACCATACTGTGCTGCAATAGTATCTCTCTTACCGGCAATAATGTCAGCAGCTTTCTGAACAATTACATTATCAAAGGCTTTCTGAACCAGCACTGGTTTTTCGCCTATAGCATTTTTAATAATATCTTCAAGTTTGTATTCAGGGACTGACATAAAATATATTCTCCTTATATTTATTATTTATTAATACTCTAACCATTAGAATTACTAGGTTCTTCGGGAGGTGTAGGGTATTGACCTGGAATCATTGGATTATCCTGGTATTCACCTTTAGATCTTTCTTGTTCCATTTCAGTATCAAGCTCATCTATTTCTTGATCTGTAAATCTTAATACATTTTTCTGTATCCATTTTCTAGTAAAGTATTTACCTTCGAAAGGAGCCATCTCAGTTAACGTTTGTAATCTATTTTTTAATATTTCGCCATTTTTTAATTCGGTAAAATGATTATCGTTATTAAAGTCATATCCTATAAAATTTCTAAATTGCTGCCATTCTTCTAAGGTCATGACGCCTTTTAGTACTAATTGTTTTTCTAATGCACGATCTAAAATTTGACTAAATCGCATTCTTAAACGACCAACAAATCTATTAAATTTTAATTCGTCTCTTGAAATTTCTGTTGCCCTTCCTAAGGTAAACCCACCCTCTGGCTCCAGTCTAGAAATAGGAACGTTTAATGATCTATAAAGCTTCTTTTTAAAGTACTCAACGTCTTCCATCTCCCCTAAATTTGATCCGCCTGGTAATGTGGTTATTTCAGTACCGCGGCCGCCCTCTCTTCTTGGGAGCCAGAAATCTTCCAACATAGTCATAAATTTACGATCATCACGAATAGATCCGTCAGCAGCATCGTACACTAATCTGTTTTTATGTTTGGTCATCATATCAGCCAAATATTGTTCAGCTTTGGCTTTAGGAAGATTACCCACGTCAATATAAAATATTCTTCTTTCTGGAGCTCTTGAAATACGATATATTACTGATGCATCTTCAAGAACTTGTAATTGATTAAGAGGTTTAATTGCTTTATGTAAATGGCTTAAAACCATTTTATTGTTTTCATCTGTCAGACCGGAAGTAATATGTATAACAGAATCTTTAGATATCTTTAACCCGCCAGTACCGACAGGTACAGGGTCAGGCATAGCGGTTGATTTTGAATTAAATCCTTTGTCATTGTAAATATAGAATTCATTTTTTATTCTGGTTACAACAGTATTGCCTTGCTTAACTTTTTCTAACTCTCTTACTTTTCTTATTTTGCGAGGATCAATATAACGCAACTCTACAATACCTTCACCAGGAGAAGTATCGTTAATCATTACGTGAAAATAAATTCTACCGTCTACGTACCATTTACGGAAAAGATCAAAAGCGTATTCGTTCAACCCTAATAATCTATAGACGTTATCAAATTCTGCTCTAATTGCATCCTTAACTCTTTTAGTAGCGTCTAGTCTATCTAAATTAATTTTTATTACGTCTACTTGTGGGTCATTTACTATTGCTTCATTGACTATGTCATCAATAGCTACTTCAACCTCGGGTTGTAAAGCCATTTTACGATAACGAGTAACTAACTCCGCTTCGTTTTTTGCAGTGCCTTCTAGATCAACGTACTGACCATAAGAACCACCAGCGGCTGCAATATTAATTGCACCGTCATCAGTGGGTGGTTGGGTAAAAGAAACGGGCTGCTGGGCTCGAGATTCTTTTCTTTTAATTTCGAAGCCAAAAATTTCTGCCATCGTAGTTCCTCATAAATTAAAAAATGTCGGGGGAATAATCCCCCGACTGTCAAGATATTTAGGCAGTACCGGCATCAAGTACCAGCAGTACCAGTAGCTCCGCTAACTGTCCAATAATCATACTGGAATGTGCATTGGAACTCTTGTACCTGGTCTGTTGATTCCCAGTTTAGTTCAATTTCATTTAACTCTACAGGAAAAACACCAACAAACTTATATTCTCTAATTGGTGTGCCTGTCTTTGAGTACTGTGTTACCGTTGCATCCTGCTTATATTCACTAGGAGCTGCCGATCCAAAGCCTCTTAGATTAGTAACATGACTATTAATTTCATTCATCCATTCTTCTAAAGAATTACGAATTAAGAAATCTTCGTCGTTAATTACTGTTACTGTCCATGGAGCAAATGTTCTATCACCAGCAATTTTAAATTTGCGGCCATAGTAAGGTATTTCCACTGTCCCTAAAGTCGAGGCAGGTAGCTGAGCTGCCTTTATTAGGAACGGGACTTTAATATCACCTGCACCCTGGACAGGGTTATTAAACCTGACCTGGAATAACGAATTTCTTGCCCCACCTAAGGTGAGTTGGGATCTAATTTCGTTTACGTTAAAAGCCATTTTTTATCTCCTGTTCCTTAGAACTTACCTACGACTTCTGAGAACTCAACACCTGTTCTAACTGCAACGAAGTTGAGCTGGATAAAGTTAATTGAGCGAGCCGGCTTAATGTATATATCACCAATAAACTCGTTTCTATCAATTACTTCGCCGGTATTGTTTGACTCATCGCATACTACGCGGAAGTCATAGATACCTCTTCGGCCTTGTACGTCGCGTAAGAACGGCTCAACCAAGCTTACGAACTGAGCACGTGTAAATTCATCATTGAATTCAAACAATGTAAATTTAGCAGCAGTGCTAATTGCTTTCTCTAGAACAATGAACAATCTGCGAACATTAATTCTATCGAATGCTGATGGCTTGGCTAGAAGTGTCTTATCACCGTATAGAATTGTCCCTTGACC